AGCGATCGCAGCCAAGCATTCAGGCGAGTTGAAAGGATCAGAATTCACACGGCCCTCCATTCGCTTTCCGGTAATGGCACCAGCGACATCCGTAGTTTGGCTTCGGGGCAAAGGTCTCGTCGTTCAACATGGGGCGAACCTTGTTTTCCCACTCCAGTTTAAGGAATGGCACATCCTCGCGCACGAACTTGCTGGTGAGGTTCGGCTTGCCCTGGTCCAAATACCAGATCTGGGCATCGATCTCGTCCACATGGGGGAGCATGATAAAAGTGGTCAGCGCCTCGATGCTCAGCTGATCGCTGTGCTTCGGGTAACGCTTTCCAGTCTTGTGGTCCACTACGACGCAAGGGAGCTTCTTGGGCTGGTAGATCAAGTCAGTCTTGATTCTGAGCCATGCATCCTTCGCGAACCAGCCGGTAGGCTCCCATGATTCAGTGAAGGCCCACTCCTTCTCCACAATGGGCTGTGACTTTCGCGCCAGTTTGAACTCATCAGCGTGGGTCTTCAGGCAGTCATGGGGTTTCGTAGTCCGGCCAGGGGCCAGGACATAGTCTTCAGCCATCTTGTGAATAGCAGTCCCACGATCCATTTGTGGTGAGCCGGGTTCTACGATCTTGTCGACATAGCGAAATTTGATTTTCGCGGGGCAATCCTGGTAAGTGGACCACCGTGAAAATGACCATTGAGTGATAAGACCCATGCTACCTCCGAACTACTACGATTGTCATATCATCTGCTGCTTGCCCGCGACCTTGCTTCAAGATCTGCTGGAGGAGCAGGGTTGGGATATCGCTGAAATGCTGCGCTTCACGCTTGGCTCGCTGTAAGGACAATCTGTCAAATGCTGTCCACGCGCCATCGGTAGCGAAAATCAAGTATTCATCTTTCTTAAGTCGTGCGTGAATGGGGGAGCACTGGCATTCTCCAGTCCCGAGGCGCTTCTTCGTGTCGCTTGCCACAGAGTTGAGATACTGGTCAGCGTCCTTCACGATGTAGCAACGAGAATCTCCGACTTGAACGCCGTAGACTCCCTCTCCGATCACCGTCGCAGCGACAAGGGTGGTTTCCTTCCCACCCGCAAGGTAGGAGTCAAGGGCTCTCGCGATGCCCTCCCATGTCGCGTAATACTTGAGCATTTCAACCTCTGTGTTTCGCACCATGCGGGTGAGGAACGCCAGCGCTCGACTCGCGACACCGTAGGCACGACCCGATCCGTCAGCCACAGCAACAATAAACGCAGGATCGCGAATAATCACGAATGCATCTTCGTTGTGCTGCTCGCCGGACATCTTTCGGGTCGCGCCATAAGCCTCCATCAATTCTCCCAGAGCACGCACCACAATTCCCAGACTCCGTAAATTAAGAGGCTGAGGAACAGCAGGCTGAGAATACCGAGGATGATCTCCATCACTTATCCTTGTAGGGCTTCAGTGCGCCCCAGTTCTTGCCAATCTTGCCATCGGACAGCAGGGGAACATCAAGCTTCACGGACTCCATAGCTTGCCGAAGCAGGGCCATTTCCTCATCAGCATGCTCAGGTGCGACGCTGATGTTGATTTCATCATGCACCGTGGAAAGGAACCGGCCGTGCTTTCGCAGTTTGGAGTAGTTGATAAGGGCCTGCTTCGTGACATCGGCTGCGCTACCTTGAATCAAGTAGTTCAGCAGCTTGTATTCGAAGTGAACCAGCCGCGAGCCAATCAACTTGGGCGGCTCGGTGAAGTAGGCCCGTCCTCCCCAGGTCACGATGTGGTCGCCAGCAGAACCTACCTGCTTCACCAGCTTCTCCAAAGCTGCCAGACCAGGGATAGCCTTCCGCTGGGCGTTCTTGATGGTCTTGGCCTGGGCGACATCAGCGTGGATACCGACCGCCAATTTCGCCAGCCCCATGCCGTAGATCATCCCGAAGTTCAGAATCTTAACCGCGCGGCGCTCCAGAGAAAGACCGCAAATGCGTTTGATTTCCGCTTGGACAAAGGTGTGAACGTCAAGAGAGGGATCCGCATTGTAGGCTTCACAAAGCGAAGCGTCCTCAAAGTGCGCGAGGATTCGGAGCTCTTGCTGGTTGTAGTCCCTATGAAGTAGAACTTCATTCTTGTCAGGCAGGATATACCGCCGCATGTTCGGTAACTCCGGAACACCCAAGAATTCAGGATGCGTATAACCGTCGTCCTTATCTGAAAATGATTTGGGAATGTTCTGGAAATTTGGATTGGAGGACATACGCCCAGTTCTCGCGCCCTTGCTATCCTTCCCGCTACCCATTGTGCGAACCTGATTCCAGTTGGTGAAAATCTTACCATCGTTAGTCTCCGCGACCATCAGCCAAGGTCGGATGAAAGTAGACAGACAGGTTGCCAGCCGATTCCGGTAACCTAGTGCCTGGGAAACCTGTTGATCCTCAAACATATCTGGGGTTAGATTCTGCTTGCTGACGCTGTCCCGGCCACCGGGGGTCTGGGCAAAGTTCTTCACCACCCCTGACGCCTTGAGCGCTGCCGCGAGTTCAGGGTCGCTATCGATGTTAAGCTCTGCCACTCCCAGTCTCTCACGAAGATATGCGTCACATTGGGCTGACGCCTCTTCGTACTGTTTAAGATCCTTGCGAAGTTCCCGTAAGTCAACACGGATACCTTCGCGCTCGTTCTCCATAAGAAATGGAAGTAACTCCCGTTCCCGGTCGTAAGCCGGGATCATGTCACGCTCGTTGATTTCAGCCCACAGCCGGTCAAAGAGTAGGCGGGTTCGCACGACGTCGCCGATGGCGTATTCGCCCACCAGCTTTCCAGGTGCCTTGGAGATCCACGCTCCCCAGGTGCGCTCGCCCAATTTTGTGTCTGGCGGAAGCAAGTGTCGGTTTGCGAAGATCCACTCCTTGACTGCGTCGCGCTCTACGGCTGGCATGCCCAGGAGCTCTGCCGCCGCAGGTTTGAGGGATAGGGTGGCAGCATGAGGATCACGGAGAAATAGCAGGAACATCGTATCATGCACCAGTTCCCATGCAATCTTACCACAGCCCATGTGAGTCTGCGCGACATCCACGTCAAACTTCGCATTATGGAAGAGCAACGGCTTTCCACTTTGCCAAGCCTCTTGGAGAACCTGCTGGGCCTCTTCCTTGGAACAATTATTACCTTCACTATGACCAAACGCATAGTATCGCGCTTTCTTGGCTGTGGGCATGAGAATGCTGAAACCGACCGGGATGGGCGGGTATTTCGGTCGGGCCTCTATGCCCTCTGTTTCAAAATCGATGGTGATCGGCTTGGGGATTTTCATGCGCTACCCTTCAAGTATTCTTTTAGCTCCCTAGTGCCACGGAGCTTGTTGGCTCTCCCGAAGATTCGGGCTACGAACAACCGTCGTCGTGCGGTGCTGTGCTCCAACTTCAGCAGATCCCATAGTTCTTGCTCGCTTAGTGAGAGGATCTTGCGGTCAAGAGTGCGCCAGGAGCGTAGGATTTCGTCATTGGGCATATCACACCTTTATAGAGGAACGCCACAGGCTCCAGGACATGCCCGAAACCTGTGGCGCATGGTTGTGCTACCGGCGGCCCTTCACCTTGCTTGCCGAGGCAGTCTGAGGGGCTGGAGCCACCTCGTTGTAAGTGTAAGGCACCCGCAAACTGGCCTGGATGCTGTCGACCCGAGTCTTGATGGCGCCGAGCTGTTCGCCATCCTTGATCGAGTCCACATAGGCGAAGGAAACCTCCACCTGCTTCTTGAGATGTGGGGCGCAGCTGATACTTGTGATCGCAGCCCAAAGGGGACGGTGAGCGGCATCGGCCACTCGCTTCGTGTGGGCACTGAAGTTCACGACGCTGGTGGGGGGAATCTTGGCAAACGCCAGTTCCGCTCCCGCCACATCATTCAGCTGGTCAGCGGGGATAATCGCCAGCTTCCGAATGTTTCGGCACTTTTTGCCCTTCTTGTTGTCGGCTGAGCCATACTGATTCCACTTGCAAGTCGCGCACCTGTCACTCTGAGGCTCCTTGGCGTCCGCGTGGGGCTGCATCTTTGCAATGTCTTCCCCGAAGGCGAAGCAGGCGGGGCTGACCGGGTTGTCGGCGTCGTAGGGCTGGTCATAGTAGGCGTTCTCGTGAACGTCTCCCAGCACGATGACGTCCAGCTTGTTCCCAGGGATAGCGTTGCCTGCGAACGAGAGCATACCGCTCTTGAAGCTGAGGAAGCTGCCCCCGCCCACGGATTCCTTGGCGGACGCTTCAGTGGCAAACTTCGCCAGATCTTCGTCCCACTTGTTGACCTGTGCAGTGACAGGCTTGTTGATTGGCTTTGCCATGATGAACTCCAACTTAAACTCTAGGAAACTGCCTAGTCAGTAAAGAAATGCGCGGCTTCGGCTTGGTTAGAAGATGTCCGGGTATGCGGGAGTCGGATGTCCGGATGTTGCAAGAATAGTCGGATGTAGCGAAGTGAGTTGTTATCGTATTCGGTAGGCCATTTTCAGCCATTCGTCACTAGGGTTCGAACCTAGCAAGACACCTTAGCAGGGTGGTCCTCACCAAGAGGGTTGACAAGAATACGCAACGCGCCAGATCTGACGCTACCGATTAAGGCTCGGTGCCAGCCTTTGCCTCTTCCGCCGCGCTTTCAAAGAACTACTTGTTCAACTGCGCGTAGTCGGCCATGATGGTCTGGTCCACTTCAAGTTCAGTGGTCCAGTTGGTCTGCTGGATGGCGGCATCAATCAGCCGTAGCTGACGAGCATGCCAGTCAAATTCAGCGGTCACCTGGCTCGCGGTGAGCTTAGGCACCTGGGCCACGATGTCATCGATGCCTTCGTGAACGGCCTTTCGTGTGGTCTTGATCTCGAAGATGTTGGCCTGCTTGATCTGGTTAAGGTTCTGAACCTTACCCATGAGTTCCTTTCGTCGCAGCAGGGCTTCTGCCAGCTTGATCTTCATGTTGGTCTCCTATACCTTGGTCACGGAAATGGTATGGACGCGAATGTGCCCGACACCGGGGATTTGCTCGCCGTTTTCCCAACGAGCCTTGACAGCGGGGGCCGAGAGTCGCTTCTGGAGTAAGTCCCAGGCTTTCTTCTTAGCGATATACTTCCAGGTGGCCTCCCAGTCCTCGGCCACTGGCTCTTCCTTCTCCACGAGGGCACAGTTCGCCAGCTTTCCGGCGGTTCCGGTAGCGTCGCCGCCCAGGAAAGTTTCCACGAGATGGGCGCGAATGGCCTTCTCCCTTCCCTCAAGCTCGTCCACCTGCTTCTGCAAGGCAAGTCGGGCAATTCGTGTGGAGTAGAGCAGGTCGGCGCACAAGGGCAGCGAACTTGGAACTTGGAACTCTTCGGGCACGATGGCCTCCGTAGAATGGGCGGTAGCGCCCGTAGTTAAGTGTAAGTCGTGAGTGGCTCTTTGTAAAGTGCTATTTACTCTTCACACAAAGTTTCTGCTCTAGTCGGCTGACTGCGAGCATGCTAGCCCCACGGTCTCCATTAGAAATCTGAAGCTTTAATTCAGAAAGTTCGCCCAATATATCTCCGTAGAGTCTATGCACCAGGACTGTCTCAGCAAGTTCTCTGGCGCACTCATACTGCGCTCTATTAGCCCAGAAAGTCACAGTAAGTCTAGCCTCTAGGTAGAATTCTTGATTAGCATCCAATCCAGGGCGGGTATTACCTGTTTCTTCTGAAGTTATTTCAAAGAAAACTGGCGATCGGAAATCATCCATACGCCGGATGTGCTCAGTTTTCTCGTAGAGTCGGGTAAGTATCTC